GCCGTGACCATGGCGAATATCTCGCTCTCGGCAACGCCAAGGTTCTCCGCGAGCTCGGCTATGATCGGTACCCCGGCCTCGATGAGTACGTTGATCTCCTCCATCGACGCCTTGCCACGTGCCTGGATCTTGCCGAATGCGAGCGCGATACGGTCGAGCTTTTCGGCCTGACCCTGAGCTACGTCACCAATCATGCGGATCTGGTCCTGTACGTTCTCCGCGTTGGTCCCGAAGGCGAGCAGTGTCTGAGACGCTTTGGTGATGTCGTCGAGTTGGAGTGGAGTCTGAGCCGAAAATGTCTTCAGTTCCTCGAACAGTTGGTTGCCGCGCTCTACGTCCTGAAGGAGTACACCGAATGCGGTCTGCTGCCGTTCGATATCGGCGGCGAACTTCACCGCAGCCGTACCAGCCGCCACGATAGGAACCGTGAACGCGGTTGACATAGTGCGGCCAACACGACCGAGACTTTCCCCAAACTGCCTTGCCTTGCCAGAGGTGCCGTCAAGTTGTCTATCGAATGACCGCAGATCGCGCAGCGCCTTGTCGACCTCGGCGCGGATCACAACCTGTAGTTCTTCAGCTACCGCCATTCTTACTCCGCCGGTTTTCGGCTTCTCGGTAGTCGTAGTACGACCGCTCTTCTTCCACTATCGTGATTGCCTGTAACGCTTCCTGACGCTCGCCTAACCACCCGCCGCCGTGAGGTAACCCGAAGGTGCGCCACATGCGCCACAGACTCACCGCGTCGTTGAATGCGTCGTCAAAGTATGAGGCAATCGTTGACCGCTTGATGAACCGCCGCCCGCCATCTCTCCAATGGATGAAGTCCCCGACCGCCGGGTCATTGCGGCGCGGGTCGTTCTCGGCTTTCGCTTTCGTCCAGCCGGAGAACCAGAGTTGACAGGCGGTCCTCAGTTTTTTTCTTCTTCCTCGTCAAGCGAGTAGTCGCGGGTGATCTCCGCTTTCAGTTCATCGACCAATCGCGTCAGCTTCGGATTCTTGCTCTCGGCAAGGTCGGCGCCGGTCCTGATCACGTAGGTCTTTCCGTCTATCTCGTCCTCGAGGTTCGTGATTTCCTTGACGTGGTTGCGAAGGATCTTCCCCGTTGCGAACGTGATCTGCACCCGGCCCGATCCGGGCTCCATTCCGTAACCCTTCAGCCCTTCACGCTGCTCCGCTGTCGGTCGATTCAACGTCACCACGATCTGCTCGTCCGGCGGCAGGTCCTGGTTCCCGGCGAACTTCGGCACGTACCGGTCTTCGAGACTTGCTTTGATCCTCACTTTCCCCCCTTCCGCATACGACCTCGACGGTCGCTACTACCCGTTTGTTGTCATAGGACAGACCGGTGACGCGGGCGTTCTCCACCCGCGCACCGTCGACCGTGACAATCGCGTCAGCTACATTCGCGAGATTCGCTACGATTGCCCGTTTCATTTAGTTGTCCAGAACGTAGGTGTTCGGACGGTCAGCCCCGTTCTCGGTATAGTTGACCGAGAAGGTCTGCGGCCCTTCCATCGGCTTGTCTGCGGTGTACGAATCCACGATGAGCGGCTTGTACTCCCAGACCTGCTTGTCCTTCGTCGTGCCCTCGTCACGGCTCAGGAACGTATGGATGGTGTCCGTCTCTGGCGTGGTCTTCGTGATGCCTCCGGTCGTGGTCGCTTCCATGACCGTACCGAACTGCTTGACGAAGCTCAGCTGGTCGGCGTTGTTGTTGAGCCAATAGCCGTTGATGCTGCCGGTCTTCTCAGGCTTGCTCGATACCTGGTAGCTTCGCACCTCGTCGGTCTGAACCGTCTGGTCAAACTTCTCACGCGAAGCAGACGCCGGCACGTCAGTCACGAACGCAGCCTTGGTCAGCGTAAACGCACGAACCGCGTCGTTAGACGTGAACGCAGCCGTCGACGCCGGAAGGTTCGTCGCGAACTGATAGAACACGTCGCCGCTCGAAAGGTTCGCCGGAAGCTTGCCGCCGGTCGAACTCTTGCCCATGATCTTGTACCATGTCCCGCTCGAAAGGCCGGGACTGGTAGAATCCTTAGTCGCGAGGCTTGCTACGTAGAAGTAGCCCTCGTTTCCATTCAGTGCCATAGATTCTCTCCCTATGTGTAGTGGACAACCAGATCCACGAGATAGCGGAACTGGTTACCCGGCCCGTACAGTACGCGGGCGTTCGATACCTCGATCCACTCTACGCTCACCGAATCGACCGAGCCGACCCGCTGCTTGTAGAGATCCAACACGGCCGCGCCCAACGTTCTCGACTGCGCGACAGTACGGGCAAAACAGTAGATGCTCACTCGTGCCGTGCCGCCATAGTCGGTCTGCGTCCACGCCGCCCGTGGATTGCTCGCCGTGGTCACTACGATGTAGGAATCAATCGCGCCGTCGCCTGCCTCGTAGGCGTACACCTTCTGCCCCACGATTGCCGTGATGGTAGACTGTGCTTTCATGTCGTCGCGGAATGCTTCCTCTATCTCAGCCACGGATCATTGCCTTTATCATCTGCGCGAATCGCTTGATGAGCTTTCGCCGGTTCGCGTCTATCGCCGGTCTCATGTACGGCTTGGCCTGACTCCTGACCGTTCCATACTCAACGTGCTCCGCGTACTCGACGTTCGTTCCGACTATCGCGGCATTTCCGTCGACTCGATGCGTGATGGAACCCTTGAGGTTTCCGGTATCGACCGGAACCAACTCCTTCGCGTCGCGCTGGACCACGATTCCCGCTTCGGTCAAAAACTTGTCGGTCGTGGAGCGTAGGAGCTTTGGATAGTCACGCGCCGCCTTGCGTATCACTTGTGCGCTAAACAAAGCGAGGCCTCTTCCACTTGTTTGCCATCATGAGAATGCGCTTCGGGTACGCATTGGTCCCGGCATACTCGATGACCGTGCCGTCCATGGTCTTTGCCCGCATGTCGTCCGGGCGCGGCTCCATGTACAGGTACCAAGCCATCTTTGCCACGACCATCTTCAACGCATTCGGCCATACGACCCGGCTGATCCGCACCCCGCCGAGCGGATGGTTGTCGTCGTCCGGGTCCATGTCGATCAGGTTGTTACTCGACGAGAGCGTTAGCGTTCCAGCGGTCACCGACTCGACTTCGTGAATGCCGGTATTGTCGTGCGCGTACTCAATCGCGTAGTCGCCCGGAGTGAAGCCCTCGATCACAAACTGTTCGTCACTGTCGGTGATCGTGTCAGGATCGCCTGAGACAAACGCGATGCTTGATGCGTAGTAGGTGATGATGGTCGACTGGAAATGGTTGTTCAGGTACTCGACCAGATCATCTTTCGCGTAAGCGAGAAGCGTTGCGAGCGTATCGTCATCGGTGATATCGTCCTTGCGGAGAATCGCCTTTGCTTCCGCGAGCGTAATCAATGCCATCTCAGAACGCCCCTTTGACGTGCGCTATCATCTGCGCGTACTCACGCTTGCCCTCTGCTCTCCACCGTCTAAGCTTCAACTCTTCCATCTCGCGGTCGCATTCGCCTATCTCGCGAGTGAATACCTCAGCGTCGTGCCGAAGTGCTGAGATATCTTCCCACGGTTCGTTATACCCGTAGAGGTACGGTGTCCTCAGAAGCTCGCCGCCCTCCGGTATCACGACCGTTTTCCCGAGTGCCGCCAGGTAGCCGAGGTAGTATTCGCAATTCGGCTTCTGGTAGCCGTACTCGGTGTTATGGCTCATGTGAACACCGTAGAGATGGTATTCCTCGTATCCCAAGAGGACCGCGAGCGCGACCATGTAGCTAATGGTGTTCGTCACGTACAGGTCTTCGCCCATCGCCGGAACCTTGAACACCGACTCCACGTCAGCCAACGGATACGCCACCGAATTCGGTATCTCCTCGAAGTGCTCCTGCATCACAACCGGCCCGTCAAACGACACGAGCCGTTCGGTAATCTCGGGCAATCCCCAATACCGGCGAGGATGCATCTCGAACAGTACGTCGACGTGCTCACTCACTACGCCCGGATAGGACACGTACGGAGAGACGGCCCATACATCGAACGACTCATCCCCAAGCGGTGCCTGATCCTTGGTAGACGCGGTGCCGAGAATCAGCACCTTGTCAGCCTTTCTCATCAGTGGCTCGCCGTGTTGATCAGGTGCCGCGCACATTCACGCCATCCTATCGACTGCTGCTTCGCGTCCCTCGCCGCAAGCTCCTGTTTCCCGTAGTCATCGACTCGTTCCTCAGCATCACGCAAGATCCCGAGCAGATGCGGACCAATGGTCTGTTCCTCGTAGCCGTACAGATAGTTGGCCCTCAGGATCTGGGCCTCTTCCGGTATCCAGAGCGAGATGCCCCGAGCTTCGGCGTGCCCCAACAGGTATTCAAGGTTCGGCCTCTCGTATGCGTACTCACTCGCCGTAGCAAGGTGGACACCGAACAGCGCAATCTCCCGGTAGCCGCGAATGATCGCAAGCGCCACCATCTGCGAAATTGAGTTCGTGAAGTAGCGCGGGAACGTCTGCAAC